TGACACGAAGGACATTGTAGTTGGTAGCGTAGACACGGACCTTAGCAGTTTCATCTCCTCCAATGGCATTGGTGGAAAGAACAAGCTGAAGAGTAGCGTTGTCAATACGAGAGAAATTGCAAGTTCCAGATGGCTGGTGCTCTTCTGGGCGAAGTGCAAATGAGTAAACATTAATTCCAGTATCTGGGTTTCTGGTGTGGTGCTGGTATGGCTGCACTAAATCAAAGTAAGTTCCTTCACGCTCAGAGAAGCGATCTTGTCCGTTAAGTTGAAGTTTGGCAGTAACAACTGGATTTTGTCCCCAACAGTGCATGTTAAGTGCAGTCTCGGCAAGAACGAATGCACCTGCATCGGAAACATTAGAGTCTCCAACTTGGGAAACAGGGAATGCAACAGAAAGCGCAGGAACAGAGCAGTCACCATTGTCTCCTAAAATGTTTCCCCACTGGGATCCAAGGACGGCACCATCGGCACCGGGGTCTTGGAAGAGGCCTCTTGATGTAATAAATCCGCCATTGGAATCGCCAATGTTTTGGCTATTTCTGGTCAATTGGTCAAATCCGGAGAATGCTGCAAATGATGGAACAAGAGCATCTAGGGCATCAGTGTAATTAAATGGCTGTGCACCAAGAGCACGATTCAAGTCCATATCCTTCAAGAATGATTGACAGTAGTCAACATTTTTGTCTGGCTGAACAACGAAGACAATCTCTTTACAAGGGTGATTGAAATTGAGTTTAACTTTGTTGGATGAAGATCCAACGGATTCATCGCCGGTGAATTGAAGCTGCTCAATCAAGTATTCGTGTGGGTTTTGTGCCATGCGTCTACGCTCATCGGTATCAAGGAAAACGTAGTCAACATAGAGGGATGCGGCAACCAAAGATTTTTGGTATGCGGCTCCGTCTTTGACAGATGAACCATTAGCAATACTTGGAGTTTGTATACCCCCGCCAGCCGTAAGGTCGGTGACAGCGAAAAGGACTTCATCTGAAGGACGAAGTTCAAGATTAATTTTAACTTCGTGGTATTGAAGCGCAATCAATGGCAATGCAAGTCCAGGGTTACGGCAAAACCAGAACTGAAGTGGGATGTAAAGTGTAGTTTCAGGAAGTGCATTACGAGGGGCACATACTGCGGCTGGGACATCAGATGCGGCACAGGCACTGTCAACATCAGCGAAAGATGGATCAATCAAGTAAGTAAGTTGGGTAGTTTGTCCAACCATCTTGTTGTATCCACGCTCTTGCTCAGCGGTAAGGGTAAGCTGGTTCCAGATGTGCATCCAGTCACCATACTGTCTGTCGATGCGTTGTCCTCCAATCTCAACTTCAACCATTGAGATAAGTTGCTCACCAGGGTAGTCTAACCAACGAGCGTAAGTTTTTTCGCATGTGCCTGCTGCTGTTCCACAGCAGCCTTCTTGGCCAATCTCTGGGAGAGTGACCTGAAGGTAGGTGCGGTATGCAAGATCACCATTTCTGGAGATAGTGCACTGGACTCTGCGGCCGAAATCGGCTTGTCCGTTAAAGGTTTGTTCAATTGATTCCATAGCAAAGTTGGTGTGTCTGCGGTATGTAACTTTCCAGAAAGTAATCTGTGGATTACCTGTAAGATAAACGTCTTGTGCGCCATAGGCAACGAGCTGCATTAATCCTCCTCCCATTTGTTATACTATTGCTAAAGAAAAAAAAATTTTCGTTTTAATTTTAATTTAATTTAAAGTTATGGTAAGGCACAAAAAAAATAATGTTTTATTTAACATTATTTTTCCTTTAATTTTGGTTAATTACATTTGATTTATAATTTTGTTTATATCGAAATTATTTTCCATGAATTGTTTTAAATAATTATCTAAAAAAACTTCTTTCTGACCTTCATGATTTTTTGTGAAAATATACATATTCTTTTTTTTCTTTATCCGCCACCCTTCTTCTAAAGCATTATAAAGAAATGCCATCTTGTGTAATTTAATAGCATCAATTTGCATAGTATTAGTGATATCTTTGTCAATATCCATTAAATATTGGAGAGAAAGATAATATTAAATTTAACTTTATTTTGAACATTAACAAAATATATAATTAAATAAAAGGGATTAATATACTATAATGCCGTCCTTTAAACCAAAAGCCAATAAGAAAATATTGGTATCAAAAAAATCTAATGTCACTGTTGATAGTAAACATCAGGAAAAGATGATAGAGTTTAAAAAAAATGAGAAGACAATAATACCTAAATTAAAGGAGGAACGAAAAAAATATAAGACTAAATTAAAAACCAAAAATTTATCAATTGATGAAACATTAGAATTAAAAGATAAAATTAGACAACATACAAAACAAATTAACCACTATGAAAAGGAGCGTAAAAATTATTTATTGGATAATTCCAAATATGTATTTGATTATTATGAGAAAAAAAAGGATTTGGCAGACGGTGATGACAGCAAGACGAAGGTATTGTTTTCATTCTTCAGTAAAACAAATGATACGAAATCTAAAAAACAAGAAGTAAACAATACCCAAAAATACCTCAATAATATTGATGAGTCATATTTGGATATCAATGATTATATTCATGCACACGAAGTTTGTGCTAAATGTAGCGGAGAGTTGATCCCAGTGGAATCAGAAGGAGTAATGATTTGCAAAGTTTGCTCTTATCAAATTAATTTCATAATAGAGCACGAAAAACCGTCTTATAAAGAACCACCTAAAGAAGTATGTTTTTATGCTTATAAGCGCATAAATCATTTTCGTGAAATATTGGCTCAATTTCAAGCTAAAGAGACTACACAAATTCCGGACGAGGTACTCAAAAATATTACATTACAAATAAAGAAGGAGAGGATAACATTGGCGCAAATGAGTAATAAAAAAGCGAAAGATATTTTAAAAAAATTAGGATACAATAAATATTACGAACATATTCCTTTTATTAAAGATAAATTAGGTATAAAACCCCCTATTATGAAACCTCGATTGGAAGAAACACTATGTTGTCTTTTTATGGATATACAAAAACCTTATGCTAAACATTGTCCAGATGACCGGGTGAATTTTTTAAATTACTATTATGTCCTATATAAAATGTGTGAGCTGTTGGGCGAGAATCACTTCTTGTCTTTTTTTCCAATGTTAAAGGATCCTGTAAAGCGCATCGAACAAGATGATATTTGGAAAAAAATTTGTAAAGAATTGCAATGGGAATTTATCCCAACAATATAATTCTTATTACAATAAAAATTATATGATTATATGAATATTAACTAGTTACTTAACGAGGAAACCCAACAAGATTTGCGCCCATACCGAATCCAGCTCCCGATCGTGCCGAAACAGCCATACTTGGCACATATGTATCTAAAATGCTAAATGTTGCAGCAGCGGTCAAAGCGATAAGCATAACTTCATCTAAATTCATGGAGCGTTTTGGAATTGCGTAGGCTGCGATCGCAACCATAATACCTTCAACAACGTATTTAACGATGCGTCTGACGAGTTCGCCAATGTCTAAAATCTGTCCTAATTGTCCGAGCATTTTATATAATTCATCAAGAAAAAAAAATATATATATGTAAATAAAAAACTTAAAATAAGATGGCTAGAAATAAAATATAATGACAGATAAAAATAGCTATGAGAGCCAATTTTTGTCCAAAGGAGTTAATAATCCTAAATATGTTGATTTATTGGAGGAAGATAAGCCAATTGCAGGACAAAAATTTTGTTGTGTGAGTTTTGTGTCACCAGAAAAAATTCTTAAAAAGAAAGAACTGTTTTACTTTCAAGAATTCCTAAAACATTGGGATTTTACTAAATCAACCGAAAAATTTACACAATTTCTAAACTTTCTTGCTTTTAAATATAATCTGAATTTCGATAAGGTTATGGTTGATTTTCAAGAATATACTAAATCAGAATCAGATAAACTTATCAAAACTACCCTTGATGATGATTACAAAAATTTCATTGATGCTAAAGAAGAAACGCTAGAACAAGATTTTAATGCTACATTTAATTTTCAAACTAGTACTCGGGGAATTAAAATACGAGGAGCATACCCTACACAACAGGAAGCTGAATTAAGATGTAGAATGCTTAGAGAGGTAGACCCAAACCATGATGTTTATGTGGGTCCTGTGGGTTTGTGGATGCCTTGGAATCCAGAAGCATATAAGACAGGTCGTGTGGAATATTTGGAAGACGAGTTAAATCAATTGATGAGTGAAAAAAATTTGAACGAGAAACAGGCCAAGGTTGCATTTGAAAAACGCGTTAAAGAAGCAAAACGCGCGGCTATTGCAGAAAATGTTAAAATTGCACAGGATAGTGGTAATAAATTAACGCAAAATATCGATAGTGATGGTAATTTAGTTGGAGTTGCTAATATGAATACTACTGAATCAGGATTAAATGAAGAAGTATCTTCTGCAGATATTAGAAAAGAACTTTTTGAAGGAGCTAACGTTAGAACGCGCGAGTCTGACAAAGCACAAGAAGCCGCACAAGAAGCCGCACAAGAAAATAAAATGGATATGGAAATCACTGAAAAGAAAGAAGATTAAATGATTTTATAAAATTGATTTATAAAATTATATATTTATTGTAATTAAAGATGAATCCCAATAAACCAAAACTTAATTTCACTGATAAATTACCACCGATGACAATAGTACAACCAATTGACAATAAAATTACTGAAAATACTCTACAGAGTTCTAATATTACGCAAGATGTAAAGAAGAAAAAGAAAAAAACTCCTAAGAGATGTCAACTAAAGGGATGCAAGAAAAAGTTACCAATTACAGCGTTTGATTGTAGATGTGAAAAGAGATTTTGCATTGTACATACATATGCGGAAAATCATAATTGTACATTTGATTATAAAGCTTTTCACAGACAAAATTTGGTATCAGGGTTAGGAGGAGGTGAATTTGATAAGGTAGGAGATAGAGTTTAATTACCAGCGACTTTTCTTGACGTTTATTCGTGGTCCTTTTCTTTGCGCTTTGGGATCAAATGTTTCCTCATCGTCGTCAGAACCAATATCTTTTGACATTTCCCAAAATTCCTTAGAACCGAGTTTAAAATCTCGATGAGCATCTGCTTTATACCAAAATATTTGGTCATCTAATTTATTAGATTTAGCATTATTGGCTATCACTAAACATTCATAATTTTCCGTACATTGATCCATCACTTGACAAAAGCTCTCAAATGTTGGAAACATGCCTGCATAATTTTCATATATGCGTTTTCTATTGTTAATATAAGGTTCACGAAGAATAAAAGTATAATCTATATTTGTTCTTAGATTTGGAGGAACTCCTAAAGGGTATTGCATTGTTATAACTAACATTATTTTCCAATGACGACCATTCATGAACAGAAGACGCATCAATTTATCTCGGGCCCAACTATTATCATATAAACAATCATCTAGAATAACAAATGCTCTACCATCTATATTACATCTTCCGTATGCCGCAACCTCTTTATTTATTTGTTTAATAACCATTTTTTGCCGTTTTAAAATATTCTCAATTATAGCAGTATTATATTCATCATGAATAAATAATTTAGGGACCATTTTAGCATAAAAACCATTTCCAGCTTCCGTTCCCGAAATAACAGTTCCTATTGGAATATCTTGATGGTGATACAACAAATCCTTTACTAAAAAAGATTTTCCTGTATCGCGCCGCCCTATTAAAACGATAACGGGTCCCTGAGTCTCACTCGATTTAAATTTGATATTTTTCATATCGAACTTTTTTAATTCCAAATTCATATTATTTTTCATTTATATTAAAATTAATATGAATTTACGCAATAAATAAGTTTAAAGCTTATATAAATTTTATCAATAAACACTAATGTTTAACTTATATTATAAAAAAAATGATAATGTCACTCTTTTTACTTCTCTGAACGATATAGGAATTTATAATGTGCAAAATTATATTCCACTTTACAAACAATTTTTTTCTCTTAAAGAATCTAATTACAAGAATCTTAACTTAAATCACAAATATCATATTGCAAATGTGTCAAAGACAGATAAACGCAATAAATTTAATTGTATCGTGAATGCCAATGGAAAAAACGAGAATAAATTATGTTTTTTTAAATTCTCTCCATTATTGGACCCTGTAAAATATATGGTAGGAAAATATAAAGATTTAGGGGAAATAGAACGCATCGCATTACCTGAATTAAATGAAAGTATTTGTCATAAGAAAGTACTTGACCCAAATAATTCTGCATATGTAGATAGTTTCTTTTCTTATTTAACAAGTCAATTATATCATAATTGTTATTTCCCCCATGGTTTAGATTTCTTTGGGTCATTTCTTGGAATTCAGCAAAAATTTGTTTATAATGTCGCCGATGATATAGATTATTTACATAATTCAACATATTTTCATAAAAATCAAGAAGATAAATTCAAAATTGAGAATATTGATCTAGGAATGTTAGTGGATTTTGATACAAGAAATTATAAGAAAAAACTAAATATTGGTAAAAATGTTAGCAACAAAAGTATTGCTTCTGTTAATAATGAAGATTTTAAAGAAGTGTTTCATTTATCTGATATTTCTAGCAATAGTAATCTAACACAACCAGACCTAGTTTTTGAATTTGATTTACCTCGCAACCAATCAAGAAAAACCGATTCGACTTGTTCTTCAAGATCATCAAATACGCATTCCCAATGCTCAGATAATGAAGATACCCTTTCTGCTAATGATGACAGTAGCAACGAAGAAGAAGAATCCTCCACTATATCTAGCCTTGATTCAGATATAGAAGTCAATGGCGTGTTATTTGATTTTCCAACACAAGTAATATGCTTAGAGTGTTTAGATGGGACATTGGACTCGTTATTAAATGAAGAAAATGAGATGGACGCCGATGAATGGAGAGCCTGTTTATTCCAAATTATCATGATGTTAATTATATATCAAAAAGTTTTTCATTTCACTCATAATGATTTGCATACAAATAATATTATGTTTAAAAAAACAGAAAAGCAATTT